GAGATTGTTTGCAAAGACTATACACGCCGTAATGAAGATGCCTTCCTTCGTTATGCAATTGATATGAACACCAAAACAATTATTCAACAGGATACATTCGTTGGTGTTGGATCAAACCCATTCATTTGTTTCCGTTGGTCTAAATGTGCTGGTGAAGTCTATGGCCGTGGCCCATTGATTAATGCCTTGTCGGCAATCAAGACCACCAATCTAACCATTGAGTTAATCCTAGAGAATGCACAGATGGCAATCTCTGGTGTTTATCAAATGGAAGACGATGGTGTTATTAACGTGGACACAATCAACTTAGTTCCAGGATCGATCATTCCAAAAGCCGCTGGTTCCTCTGGATTGCAAGCCGTGCAATCTGCTGGCAGCTTTGATGTAGCTAATTTAATTCTTTCCGATATGCGTATGAATATTAAACGTGCGCTATACAATGATATGCTTGGCAACCCAGATCGCACTCCAGCCTCTGCGACTGAAGTTACTGAGCGTATGGCTGATCTTTCTCGCCGTGTTGGCTCTGCCTTTGGCCGACTGCAAGCTGAGTTAGTTCAGCCAGTTCTTCAACGTGTGGTTTACATTCTAAAGAAACAAGGACGGATTTCTCTGCCAACAGTTAATGGTCGTGAGGTTAAAGTGCGTTCTGTTTCGCCACTTGCACAGGCTCAATCTAATCAGGACATCAATTCTATTGCCCAGTTCTTGCAATTGATCCAAGCAAACTTTGGCCCACAGATGACAAATATGTTGATTAACACAGAGAAATCTGCTGTCTATCTAGCACGTAAGTTCGGAGTGCCAGACAGTTTAGTGCGCGATGAACAGGAACGCAAACAAATTGCTGAGATGATGCAGCAGATGGCACAGATGCAACAACAACAAGGAGCGCCGATTGCCCCCCAGTAATCACTTAGGATTGGACGGATTTCGCCGTACTCAGAGTGAAGACGCAAAAGTTAGCCTAGACATAGCAAGCCTCTTTTCCACAGATAGTGGAAAGGAGGTCTTAAAATATCTACGCAGTATTACGATAGAAATGGTTAATGGCGCAGCGGTTTCCGATGCAGAGCTACGCCATATCGAAGGGCAGCGATATATCGTTGGCCTCATTGAATCGCGCATCAGACACGCACATAGGGTAAAATCAAATGGATGATACAACTCAAGGCGGGTCGCTTCTCAATGAGAACACAGAAGCTCCCGTAGAACCAACGCAAGACTTTGTAGTCGCAGAACCAGAGCGTCCAGCTTGGCTTCCTGAGAAATACAAAAGCCCAGAGGACTTAGCCAAGGCTTATACCGAACTATCTTCTAAGCTAGGCCAGAAGGAAGAAGACTTCAAAACAAAGATTAAAGAAGAAATGTTTGTTGATCGCCCAGCTAGCTCTGGTGATTACCAGCTTCCTGATGTGGTAGATGAATCCGCAGTAGATAATGAATTGCTAAAGTGGTGGTCTGAAACATCTTTTAACAATGGCTACGGCCAAGAGAAGTTCCAAGAAGGCATTGAGAAGTTTGCTGAAGTTCTGCATTCTTATTTTCCAAATGCTGATGTTGAGATTGAAAAACTTGGTGACAATGCCAATGCTCGAATTGAAGCAGTGAGTTTGTTTGCTAATCAATTCTTTCAATCGGATCATATGCCAGCCATTGAGCGCATGGCAGAAACAGCGGACGGCATTGCCGCTATTGAATATATGATGAGCAAGATGAAGGCTCCTTCAATGAATGTCAGTACACAAGCTACTGATCGAATCAGCGATGAGCGTCTTCGTGATATGATGAAAGACGAGCGCTATTGGAATCCTTCTAAGCGTGATTCGGATTATATCAATCAAGTAAACTCTGGCTTTAAGAAACTGTATGGCTAAGGTTTTTACTTACGCTGGATCAATGCCAGTAGTAGAATCAACGATGAGCCATGCAATAAGACTAGCAGACACAATGCTTCCGCAGAATGTTAAGGAATGTTTTCTGCATGGCTACAGTCCTCTTAACGCTTTAATTGACAGGCTAGATGATGATATCTGCCTAACCATACTGGATGGCAGGAGGCCAGTATCAATGCTGGGATT